GCAGACATTGATGGAACAACAAATTTAGACATTGTTGATATTGATGGTGCTGTTCAAGTTGATAGCACAATAACAGTTGGTGCAGATGATCAAGGATATGATGTAAAATTCTTTGGAGATACAGCAAGTGCTTACATGATGTGGGACACATCTACAGATGATTTAGTTCTCGCAGGTGCAGCAGGTATTGATCTTGCTGGTGATATTGATGTTGATGGCACAGCTAATTTAGATGCTGTCGATATTGATGGAGCTGTACAATTAGATTCAACTTTAACTATTGGTGCTAATGACCAAGGTTATGATGTCATACTTTACGGAGATACAGCATCAGCAAATTTAACTTGGGATACATCTGCAGATGATTTAATTCTTAATGGTGCCGCAAGAATTGTGGTTCCTGATAGTGGACTAGTTTTAGGTAGTACAGCAGTAACAACAACTGCAGCAGAAATTAATTTAATAGATGGTGGCGCTTCAACAGGAACAACTGCTGTTGCAGACGCTGACGGAATTCTTACAAACGATGGTGGCACAATGAGATTGACAACTGCCGCTACATTTAAAACATACTTTCAATCGGGTGTTACTGCTTCAAGTATAGCAGCTGACGATATTTCAGCGGGTGATGCTGCAGTTACACTTGGCAATGGTAGCACATCAGCAGATGTAACAATTGATTCAGGAGACGATGTTGTTATTGATGCAGCAGGTGGAAACGTAGAATTTAAAGACGCTGGAACTACACAATTAACATTAGATATGGATGGTACAGGTGGTGCTCAAGTAATTCAATTACGTGTAGATACTGATGATTTAATATTTAAACAATTTGATGGAACAACTGTATTAACTTTAGATGACGATACGACAGTTAAGGTTGCAACCGATTTAACTGTTGGTGATGATTTAACTCTACTTTCAGATTCTGCAGTTTTAGGATTTGGTGCAGATACTGACACAACATTAACTCATACAGATGGCACAGGGTTGACATTAAATTCAACTAACAAATTATGTTTTAATGATGCTAGTCAATTCGTACAAGGATCAAGTGCAACAGTGCTATCTCTTGGTGCTACAGATGAAATAGATTTAACAGCGACGGCTATAGATATTAATGGTACTTGTGACATTAGTGGAACGTTTTCACTTGCTGGAACAAACGTAACTTCAACGGCAACAGAATTAAACAAATTAGATGGAGTAGGAACTCTTAAACAAGCAGGAAAAGAAAGCATATGGGTTCCAGCTAATGCTATGATACCTACAGAGTCAAATGGTTGTGCTGATATTGCTAAAGTAGAAACAACTGCTGGCAGACCAGACTTAAATGTTTTAGATTTTGATGCAAGTTCAGATGAACACGCACAATTTTCTGTAGCGTTTCCTAAACAATGGAATTTAGGAACAATAACTTTTCAATGTTTTTGGACTTCAACAGCAACAGATACAGACGGAGTATCGTTTGGTTTACAAGGTGTTGCAATGAATGACAATGAAACTCAAGACGTTGCTTATGGATCAGCAGTCGTGGTTGATGATGCTTGTCAAGGTGCGGCGGAAGAATTATATGTAACAGCCGAAAGTGGTGCTGTTACTATTGCTGGAACTCCAGCAGATAATGATTTAACTTATTTTAGAATTTTTAGAGATGTATCTGATGCTAATGATACGGCTGCTGAAGATGCAAGATTACTTGGAGTTAAATTAATCTTTACGACTGATGCGGCTAATGATGATTAAGGAGATTCAATGTCTTTTGGTTATAGAATTTTAGGATTTGGAAGTGGCGGTGGTACAAATACATACAACGTTCAATATTTAGTTGTTGCTGGCGGCGGCGGAGGCGGAGGTGCCAATATGGGTGGTGCTGCTGGTGGTGCTGGTGGATATAGAACAGTTGCTTCAAAAAGTTTCAAAGTAGAGCCTGGAGTTACCTATCCAATTACTGTAGGTGGTGGAGGTGCTAAAGGTCCAGTAGCACGACCAGCAGGTGATAAAGGTTCCCCTGGATCAAATTCAGTTTTTTCAACTATTACTTCTGCTGGAGGCGGATATGGTGCTGGTGGTTCTCAACAACCAGGAACAGATGGCGGATCAGGTGGTTCTGGCGGAGGAGGCGGTTATGATGGAAACGGAGATGGTGGAGCAGGAAATACTCCGCCTGTAAGTCCACCACAAGGAAATAATGGTGGAGATGCTAGTAGTAGTGCTGGTGCTGGAGGAGGCGGTGCGGCACAAGCTGGTACAAGTACTACTTCTCCAGCACCAAATAATGCTAATGGTGGTCCCGGAGGAGATGGTTCTCCATCAACAATTTCAGGATCAGATGTAACTCGTGCTGGAGGTGGCGGAGGTGCTGGATATGGTGGCGGTGCAAATCCAATAACTCGAGCGCAAGGAGGAGCAGGCGGAGGAGGACAAGGTGCAATAACTAATGAAGGTCCACACGCTGGACAAAAAATTGCTGCTACTGCTGGACAAACAAACACAGGCGGTGGTGGTGGAGGCGGAAATATTTTTGGTGATCACAACGGAACAGATGCAGATTCAGGTGTTGGTGGTTCAGGTATCGTTATTATTAGAAGATTAACTGCATCTTCATCTTCTTCATCAGGTACTACAAGCACAAGCGGATCAGACACTATACATCAATTTACAGCAGACGGAACATTTGTAGCATAAATATGGCACATTTTGCAAAATTAGATAAAACAAGAAATAAAGTTATTGCGGTTCATAAAGTCGCTGATTCAGATTGTTTGGATGGAGATGATAACGAAAGTGAATCTGTTGGACAAGCTTTTTTAGAAAATGTACACGGCTGGCCAGCAGCAAAGTGGATTCAAACATCTTATAATACAATTGAAGGAGTACATACATTAGGTGGAACTGTTTTAAGAGGCAATTATGCAGCTATAGGTTATATTTGGGATCCAGATAATAATATTTTTTATAAGGAACAACCCTATCCAAGCTGGAATCTCAATACAACTAAAGCCATATGGGAACCTCCTGTTGCACACCCTAACGATAAAAACGAGGACGGAACTTATAAACGCTATGAGTGGAATGAATCTGGCCAATCTTGGGATGAAGTCTAATTGACAATTTTAATGTTATAATATAATATTTATCCATTCCTATGGAACAGAAAGTATTGAGCCAAATAGATGTTTACGTTGATACCGTTGAAGGTGTTAAAATTGATAATCAACAACTTAAAAACGATCTTCTCAACAGTTCTATTTTAGAAAAAAGAATAAGTAGTAATCCTAAAGATTATGCTTATCAAGATTTACACCTACCTTTTTCACAATCTTATACTTGGTTAAATGACTATGTTCGAGATCATTTTAACGTAGATTACAATAAAGTTCTTGTTCCAACAAAAGAATGGGGAAACATTTATTTACCTAAAGAAAGTTCTCATTCACGTCATCAAGTAGAACCTTTATCTTTAAAACAATCTCCAGATTACACTTATATTTATTGCGTTGAAGTAGCTAAAAATACCTGTGAATTTGTTATGGAATACAATGACAATCGCAGAGCTAATCAAACTTGGCACATTCCCTTGGAGACAAATAAACTCATCATCTTTCCATCGACTCAGAGATACTTCATTTCTCAAAATACCGGAAAATACATGAATGTTTTTATAACTGTAAATTGTGAGTATGTTTAATGCAGTTATCTAATTATTATTATTATTTTCAATCTGCTGTTCCTAAAAAAATTTGCAATGAAATTATACAGTATGGTTTATATCATAAAGACAAAATAGCTATTACAGGAGACTTTGGTGAAAATAGAAATTTAAAAAAACAACCTTTAAATAAAAAAGAACTTAAAAATTTAAAAACCAAAAGAAACTCTAATGTTGTATGGTTAAATGATAAATGGATTTATAAAGAAATTCACCCCTTTATAAGAATTGCTAATCAAAGTGCTGGTTGGAATTTTCAATGGGATTGGTCTGAATCTTGTCAATTTACTAAATATAAAAAAAATCAACATTATGATTGGCATTGTGATAGTTGGTCAACTTCTTATAAAGAAGCTGGAACTTATAATGGTAAGATAAGAAAGTTATCTAGTATCTTAATTCTTTCTGATCCTAAAGATTATTCAGGAGGAGATTTAGAATTTGATTTTAGAAATGCTGATCCAGATAAAAAAAGAAATGTAAAGCTTTGCAAAGATATAAAATGTAAAGGTTCTTTAATTGTTTTTCCTAGCTTTGTATGGCATCGAGTTAACCCCGTTAAAAAAGGTATAAGATATTCTTTAGTTAGTTGGCATTTAGGAAAACCTTTTCAATGATTTTTCCAACTCTTTGTATAGATAATTTTTTTACAAACTTAAATGAAATAATTAAGTTTTCTAAAAGTCTTTCTTATGCTCCCGATATTAACGGAAAATATCCAGGAGAACGAACAAAAGAAATACATTTAATTGATCTTGATTTTTTTAATTATTGTACATCTAAAATGATAGCTTCTCTTTACCCTAATGACTGGAGAAATATGAGTTGGAGTGCCTCATCTTCATTTCAAAGAATAAAAGGTTCTTGGCAAGAAGAGGGATGGGTACATCAAGATGTAACTGAAATATCTTGCATTATATATTTAGAGGGTGATGAAAATTGTGGATCTTCTTTATTTAAAAAAATCACTCATCAATCAATGGATATAAAAAGCCAAGGAATTAGACAAGAT